GAGCCGAGGCGATAACACTACACGCCACAAGCAACACTCGGCAAGGGGTCAGGCGTACACCGTGACAACGAAGTCAATCGCCAGATACGTTGCATCATTCGCTTCAAGGGTCGAGATGTTGTTCGCAGACTCGACAATCAAGTCCTGCACCACACCACCCAAAGTCCGATCCGACTCAATAGCCTGACGAATCGAAGTAGCACCCTTATAAGACAGATACCCATCCAACAAAGTTTGTGCAGTACGTTCAGCCGAACGACCCACCACAACCGACACCGTGAACTTGTGAGTAATCAAACCCCCACCCATAGCCCCGTTGTACTGGATTGAATCCAGCAACGGCCAAGCGAACGGGGTGTTCACATTGTCAGGCTGGTAGGCGTAAGCGCGAAGCCCTGACACCGTTGCCAGGTTCGCAGCCAAACCAGTTTTGATCTGGGAGACAGTAGTGGTTGAACTCATGCGAATAGACGCATGCGTCGGTACGGCTCGACGAGCTGTGCCACGTCAGGGTCAAGCGCACGGCTGATTCTGATTGCACCCATGTCACCGAAACCTGCGACACCCAACGGACTGTCATATCGTTTGAACAATCTTGAAGCCTGAATGATCGTTGCCTGTGTTACTGGCTCAGGGACAGACGGCCAACCGAAGATTGCTGTGACTTGCACCAATGCTTGCGTACCGTAGTTGGCATTGACGTTTGGAAATAGGTAATCGCCCACTGCACGAATCTTGTCGTATGACCAAGTTAGCCCATCAAGGTTTCCGTTCAGTGGCTCCAACTGATAATCGGTAACAGTCCAAGTCACATCAAATACACCATCAGCAAGTGAAGAAGTTTTGAGTGTGAGTGCTGTTCCAGCGATGTCATCTATCGAGCAGTAGTAATCATCTTCTGCTGTGTACACCCTTGATGTTGCTGAACCCACAGACCAAAACTTGCGATTGCAATAACCATCAATCAGACGTGAAGCGGCTCCGGCACAGTTGTCAATCAGGTCATCATCAATGTTGTCGGCAGTGCCGATTCGGAGTGCCGCCTTGATCTGATTGCGTGTGGCGTAGCCGTTGGTGATTGCCATAGTGTTCCAATCCTAGTTTATGGACGCGGCTCCACGATACTGCGTACCTTCCAAACTGTAGTTGATAAACGGGTTCAACGAATAGACCTGACATCCGTACATCTGAAACAAGCGTTGCTTCATGTCTCGAAGGTGCATCTCATACAACTCCCAAGGATGCTCACCCTGCACATATCCATCCACCCGTTCAGCACCACCCAAAGTTCCACAATCAGCACCAACCAATACAATGAACTTCGCACCAAGATATGCAGCCAAGTGCATCGCACCATGAATACCAGATGAGCCAATCACCAACGAGTTGTCGAGCGTAGGCCAATCCTTGCCAGCAGGATCAAACGATGCACCAGGACGACCAGTGGTGGTTGGAAATGTGACGATCTTTGGCATGAACCCTAAGAACTCTGCATCAGTGCCATGCTCACGTTGAGGAGTGAACACAGCCACCGTCTCATCCAACCGTGCTTCCTTCACAGCGTCACCGTGATAATGACTGAACACGTAATACATACCTAATCCGAACACTGACCCAGCAAAGTTTGTTGCCACACAAATCTTGTCATCAAAGAAACTCGGTGACAAATAATTCAGCGTCGCACCAGAGCCGAACACATAGATCGTCTCAAACTCATGCCTATTCCGATAGTCAATCAATCCCATCCCAAATCCCTTCGACGCTTCAAATCCCAAGCCCCAGCGTCAGGAACACCTGACTGCCAACGCAACGCATGCAACGAACCATTCTCCTGAAAACTGCGCTGATTCTTATCAGCCAACGATTCATCCGACCTGATCGTTGAAGAATTATCGTGAATGATCCCAGCCTGCGAAACCTTTACCTCAACATTGATCCGACGCGCACGATCCTCAAAATCGTTATCCTCAAAATATGCAGGCACATAACATTCACTAAACAAACCAACCCGTTCAACAACACCAGCACCCACCCACGCACACGACCAAGCCGGCATCGCACAAGTCAACGTGATTGAGTCAGGTTCACAATCTTTGTAGAACGCTTCTAGTTGACCTGGTTCAAAGAATGCATCAGAGTTCAACAGAACCCAACCATCAGCATGAGGTGTTGCCTTGATACCAAGATTCCATGACGGTGCCACACCAAGGTTCGTTGGCATCCTCCACAGATACCAGTTCTGAACATGTTGCCAAGGCGCAGTCCAAGCCAACATGTCAGCGTCATACCCATCGCCGTTGTCAATGATGATGAGCTGCTCGACGGGATAGTCGATTGAGCGGATCGCCCGTTCTAGTAAGTCGTAACGATTCAGGATGGGGATGATGACGCACGGCACCACTGAGCAAGTCCCTTCATCACAGGCTTCCAATGAGCCTCCCAGACGCGATCAGCATCGTATGGGGCTGCAAAGTCCACAGCCACCTGATCAACGCCTCTAGGCGCGTTGTAGGACTCTTTCAGAGCATCCACAAGGGAACCCACCTGCGGAGTGCAGAACCAAGACTTCTGATGATTATCCCAGAACGGTTGCACCTCCACAGCCCACCCACTTCCAACCAACTCCGGCTGAGCAGTGAAGTCCGAGACGATCACCCTGGTGCCACAAGCCTGCGCCTCAATCACAGCCAACCCAAACCCTTCACCCATAGATGCAGACAACAACACATCAGCCGACGCATACATCATCGCAACAGCCTGCTGAGGAAACCCAGTCCGATACGCATACTGATCAACAAACTTGTATTGATCCTCACGAATCCCACACGCAGCCAACAACGCAACCAAGTTCACCCCACCCATCGCACCATCCTTCTCCGTGTGGAGATACAACATTGCGTCAGGACGAGTCTGTGCGAAGATACCGAACGCCAACAGATTCTCCGAGAACGACTTGCGCGACGGACTCGCACCCTTGTTCGCTGCGTTCATCATCACAACAAACTTGTCATCAGGAATGCCCATCAGTTCACGACCCGTGAAGTGACGATCACCATTCACAAACTTTGTTGTCGGACTAAACACAGACTCAATGCCATGCGGAGCGTAGAAACATTCCACATCAACATTGTTCAACATCTTCTGCCCAAACAAAGACATCGCAATCGGCTTCACGTTCGGACGGTTGCACCATTCAACAACATCGACTGGACAAGGCGCATGATCAATCGGAACCCACGACGCAATGTTGTTCACCAGTTTCAACGACTCAGACTTCAACGGCCACACATCAAACAACGTCATCAACAAAGGATTCAGATTCTTATTACCGTTCGCCCAATCCATCCAATGCGCAACCATCACATCATCGGAATACGGTGCCATCCCACGTGGATACATCTTGATCCCATTCCAATTTGACGAAACTCCTTCGAGTCCGTACATGGCATGGATCGCTACTTCGTGACCTTCTTTGATGAGCCTTGGGACGGCTTGCGCGGTTTGCGTACCGTAGCCGGTGGGGACGAATGGTGCGTTTGAATACCAGAGGATGCGTAACGCATCGGCATTGGTAAGTCTGCTACTTCGGGCAAGTGTGCTATTCCCCGATGGAGCAACAATTCCGCTTCGAGGTCTGGTAACTCGACCAAGGTGTTCTTGACGATTACGAACATTTGACACTTCCTTCTCCTTCGCAGATCGCAGGGGGGAAATAGAAATAGGGTCGCCGCGCCCTGCGTGTTCGCGACGACCCTAAGCCTAGGGGAATTATGGGATGTCAAGGGGCAAGCCCCTCAAGCCTTACGGCTGGAGGAGATGCTTGACGTGTGATGTTTGTGGCAAGTTGCCGTCAACACGCCATGTGGCGCGGAAGGTAACAAGACCAGCATTGAAGGCGTACTCGTCTGAACGATCCAACTTCAACCCACCGACGGTGCGCACGTAGTACGAAGGCAAGTGGCCAACGATTACGGACTTGGTGCCTGTGGTGGCTTCTGCCATTGATGGGTTCTCGTAGATTGGCTTGCCCAAGAGCATGTCTGGGGAGTCCATTGCGAGTGCTGGTTGGAACACATAGTTTCCTGCTGTGTCCTTCAACTTGCGAACACGACCAACTGACTGACCTGTCATCATCCAACCAACGCCTGGAAGGTTGCGAGCTGCACCATCCAAGGAGTAGAGAAGGTCGATGAGGTTGTCTGCTGTGAAGCCGGTTGCTGTGCCTGAAGTACCGCCAACAGACGAAGCTGCGACGATGCCCTTTGGCTGTGCTGAACCGGTACCA